CACCATCCAAGCAAATGGATTCGCTAGAGAATCAGAGACTCGCAAGGGTATGGATGACTCACAGATTACTGGGTCAGCTAGCTCTTACGCTCGTAAGTATGCACTCAACGGACTCTTTGCTATCGACGATACAAAGGACGCTGATGCTACCAACGATCACGGCAAGAAGCCAATAACACAAACCAAGAAGATAAGCCAAGCAGCCAACGCTGACGCGGACTTTGATTTCTAACCAATAATACAATGCCAAAGTATAACAACGAAAACACTGGGGTTCTATTCCCAGAAAGTAACCGTGAGTCCGATTCGTCGCCTCACGCAACAGGAACACTCGAAGTCACTGCACCGGGCAAATACCGTGCGGCGGCTTGGAAAAACCAGAGCAAATCTGGTCCTGTTATGAACATCCGTTTGACTCGTCTCGATGAGGACAAACAACCAGAGCAATACCGCAGGGACGGCATCCCTAATCAGCCTACAGCGGCTCCCATTGGGGACGATCCTTTTTAGGGATTGCTTGACTATCAAGGGGGAGAGGGTCATGCCTCTCCCCTTTTTATTACTTCTCAATTAAATGAACCAACAAACAAATTAGAAAGATTATTAATGTGGATATTACCAAAACAATTACACACCTCAGCTTATGCTCAGGATACGAAGGCATTGGGCTTGGACTCAGAAGAGTTCTCCCAAATCTGCGAGAAATCGCTTACGTGGAGAGGGAAGGATTCCCTGTCGCGAACTTGGTTGCAAAGATGGAAGCGGGAGAACTGGATGCAGCACCTGTGTTCACGGACGTTAAAACCTTCCCTTACAGAAAGTTTCGTGGACTCGTGGACATCCTCTCTGGAGGATTCCCGTGCCAACCATTCAGTGCTGCTGGAAAGCGTAAAGCAACTGAAGACCCCAGACACCTCTTTCCCTACATCGCAGACGGAATCAGAGAGTGCCAACCTAGAATTGTGTTTCTCGAAAACGTGGCAGGAATCATCTCTGCTAAGACTGGAGACGGAGATTCCGTTCTCCAATATGTCCTCAAAGAATTGGAAGGACTGGGTTATAGAGCAACGGCAGGAATATTCTCAGCGGAAGAAGTTGGCGCACCTCATCAGAGAAAGCGAGTCTTCATCATGGCCTACCGCAACAGTGTTCGATACGACGGGCGGGAGTTATCCGACCGAGATGGTGGATGGAGTATACCGAAGCAAACACAGCCAAGAACCGAACAGCCCTTGGTACGGGGCGAAGCTGAAGGATGCCGTAGAGACTCACGAACAGAACTGGGCAACGCCGAATGTATGCGGGAATCACAACCGCAAGGGAGCGAGCAAGACAAGCGGGGACGGACTCAGCACCCAAGTGAAGAACTGGTCAACCCCAACAGTAATGGACACAGCAAACATTCAGAAACCCAGAAAGAAGAATCCATCGGGGGGGCAGAAGCCACCACTATGTCAAGAAGTGAAGAACTGGCAAACGCCCACAACAATGGACATAGAGAGAACTCCAGAAGGGATGAGGAAAAGAGCAGAGTATCGGAAGAGTATCGGTCGGAAGTATGTAGAGGGGTGCTTAACGGAACAAGTGAAGAACTGGCCAACAGCAACCACGAGGGACTGGAAGGACACCAATGCCACAGTTCCTCCGAGCAGGGCGAACCCATCCAAGCAGACACTTGGTCAGCGTGTAGCACACGATGGCCTGCAAGACCAGGCGAACCTCAATACGAATGGGAAGAACCAAGAGTCGTGGCCGACACCAAGAGCCAACAAGGTTCACCCAGAGATAACGGAGGAGAACCGAGAGCATCTAGCCAATCGGAACAAAGCCAATCTGGAGGAAGACATAGCGGGTCATTGCGGGAAAGCAACGGGCAAGCTGAACCCCAACTGGGTCGAACATCTAATGGGTCTACCAGTAGGGTGGACAGACTTAGGCTCTTGGGAAACGGAGTAGTTCCTCAAACTGCCGCCAAAGCATTCGTCACATTAATCGAAAGGTTAATATGAAATACACATATATGCTAAACATGGACAACGAGAAGTTTGAATCCTGCGATGTTGTCGTGCAGTTCCTTGTTGACCCTTCTGGAACATTTGATGGATTCACTTCGATTACTTCTGACAAACCACTTTACTCTGGAGATCTAGCTTATCTAGAAGAATGGGTGATGAGGGCTAAGGATCAGTGGTATCCACGAGTCAATAATTAGAACCAACTACCATGAAAGAATTAGAGAAAAGCCTACTAGGGACAATCCTACAGGCTGAGATAAACGATGGCTGCAACGCCCTGTTGAACGAGGCGAAGGAGTCCGGCATTAACGCTGACTTCTTTACTGCTCATGACACCCGCACAATGTGGGAAACTATGTGCAAGCTGGACTCCAAAGGAGTTATCCTTGGTACGATGTCCCTGTTCACGGATATGTCCAAGGGTCAGAAGGGACTTGATGCTAGCTCAGTCTGGTCCACGCATGACGCGGGACTCAGTGAGTTGCATTTCAAGGGACTCATGGATGAAATGGTGGAGTCCTATAAATCACGGAACCTTCACCGTCTCTCGCTAATAATCAAGGACGGCTTACAGGAGGGTAAGGACTCCGAGGAAATCCTTACTTCTATACAGGGTCAGTGCGACTCCATAGCGTCATTGACTCCTACAAGAGATACTCTACAAACTATTGTTGATCAAACATTTAAGGATGTTACAGGTAAAGTAGATTACTCTCGATACTTGCGGACTGGCATTCAATCCATTGACGATGTCCTTTATAGAAACGGCTACGGGTCAGGTCAACTGTGCGTCCTAGCTTCACGGCCAGGGTGCGGCAAGACTGCCTACGCCCTGAACTTCTTGAAGAACGTATGCACGACTGGTCACGGGGTGCTTCTCTTTAATCTTGAGATGGGCGTGAACCAGATAATGAAGCGCATCTTCAGCATTCACTCAGGTCTACATATGCGTAGGTTTGAGGACGGGCTAGCTCCGGAGGATAAGATGCAGACACTGCGGGAGACTACCGAAACCGTGAAGGGTTGGAACTGCTGGATCCGTGACAACGTATATCAACTGGACCACATACTAGCAACTGCCAGAGGTATGCACAGGAAGCATAAAGTAAATGGAATCATTATTGATTACTGCCAACTGATAAAGCCCATGTCCAAGAATATATCTAGGGAGCAACAGGTCGCAGAGATTAGCCGTGAGCTAAAGCTACTTGCAAAGGATTTAGATATACCTGTCCTGTTACTGGCGCAGGTGAACCGTGAATCCGAAAGGGATGATCGATCACCCATCATGTCCGACCTCCGTGAGAGTGGAGCCTTGGAGCAGGACGCGGACAGTATCATATTCCTGTGGCAGACACTATCAGAGAGGGAACAAGGGACTGACTACGTCCGCTGGACCCTAGCCAAGCAGAGGGAGGGCATAGGATATACCCAAGGCCGAATCCTCTTCAAAAAAGGCACTCAGCAGATGGAGGATTATTCGCAGTTCATTTGATATGACCCCATCTCAGAAGCGGACAGTGCGTTATCATCAAATCATTGAGGATTTTTTCGGTGGCTATGTCTGCAACAGGTGCGGGTTCAAGGGTAAAGCTCCGCAGTTCGACTGCCATCACCTGCCTGAATATAAAAAAGTTAGACCAATCACTCAATTTAGAAGGACGGGGAATCGAGAGACATTTATTAATGAACTAAAGAAGTGCGAACTTTTATGTGCAAATTGCCACAGGCTGGAGCATTCCTCTTGACAGAAAACATAGGACACCTATGTTATAATAATTCTACCACACAAATGGTTCGTGTGTTAGTTGGTTCAATAGTAAATACAAGGTAAGCCGAAGGAGTAATCCCAGGCGGAGTGCGGTTTTTTCATGGTCCGCACTTTTGTTCAGTCCTTGGGGGCTGCTCCATTTTATGTTCCGGAGCAGCCCCTTTTACTATAAAGTTCCAGGAGGAATCAAGAATGGACGTTCGCCTTCTTTAAGTCTGCGCTTAAATTCTCTTTGTTCCTTCTGCTTTGTGAATCCAAAGATTCTATTAATTACGTCCGACATAGGAGCCATTGTAACTATCTTTGTTCTCTCTATTGGAGTGCCAGTAGAGATTTGTTGCACGGACTTAGTTACGTCAACAAATTGTTGCAAGGCAACTGGCTGGAAGAAGTTAAGAACCGCTGATCCAACGCCATCTCGTTTTAATTTGTATGCAGTGTACTTTGATACACCAAAGATACGGACTGTATTATTGAATGCGTAGTCCGGAAGATACCCTAAACGTCCCGCTATTAAATCTTTCAGCATATCTACGGGCATGCCAACCATTGCCATGAATATTAATAGTTTGCTAAGATTAGCAAATGCCTCAGCTTTTTGTCTAGGCGTGCCAGTTCTCATCTGACTAATATATAAATCATTAGTAAGATTTAATTGATTCACCAAGAAGGACTTCATTGTGTAAAGCAATCGAGTGTTAGGATTCTCGGCTTGCTTTAGTGGCATACGAGCCTTAGAGGTGGGCTGTGTCTCGGACAATCTTGAGAACAGTGCGAGTCTTACTAACGGGTTATTGCTGTCACCCTTCTGGAGTGCAGCCTTGAGTTGTATGATTTCTGCATCATTGAACCCCATGAACTCCATCTCTGCCCGGAATTTACGTCCGTTGGGAGTATTGGCTGCGGCTTTCGCGATCTTTTTGAAGCGCATAAAGTTAGCCGTGATGTTAGTCTCCTTCATGAACTGATCCATGCGAGTGAACCCACTTACCTTTAGACCTAACCGTACAGCTTTGTCCATGAACAACGGGTCACGAAACTCCTCGGATACGCGCTTGGAATCAATACCCAATAAATCAACACCAATTTTTTCGGAGAGCAATGCCTTGAAGGTGTTATCTACTCCTGCTCGAGCGATAATGAATGGCATATCAAACACCTGCGATAGTGTAGAGGTGAACTCCACTAGCAAAGTAAAGTAACTAAATCCGCGAAGACCTGCAAAAAACTTTTCTTCCCTTCCTTGCGGAGTAAGAACAACGCGGAAAACATCATAAGCAGTTTCAGTTTCTTCTGGAGTAATTGCTCCGCTATTCTCTAGCTCGCGGAGTTCTCTTGCTAGTTCACTTGCTCTTTCTGCCTTGCTGCCTCCTTCATCAAGCATGAACCTACGGCCTATAAGCTTACTGGTTTCCATTGCTTGAGTAGCACCATAGACATAGGACTCAAATGCTTCGCCTGGTGAGGCATAGGCATCCATCAGGCTATCGGGTATGATGTCAATGCTTCTCTTCTTTAAGTTACTAAGACCTTGGCTGTAATTTGCATAAAGACCTCGGCGCATGAACTGGTCAAACAACATGGACTCTATTTCTAAAGTCTTCTTGTCTCCAAGTTTGAGTATCACGCCCTGTTCAAGAGGTAAAAGTTTTTTGACGGTATCAAAGTCCAAGGCCATCTCTGGCTTGTTGTGCGTTTCGCTAAGTTTCTTTAACCTATCAAATACTGCGATTGCCAAATCAGCACCCCTTAAATCTCTGTTTTCTGGTTCTGCTACAACTAACTGACGAGCCTGAGTAACGAAGTTCAGTTCAGCAATAAACTTACTGAATGGCTTTTTGACCTTGTCACCGAAGTGTTCTTTTACTCTCTTGAGATCCAGAATCTTACGAGGGAAATAGTCCTCGAGGTTGCCGGGTTCATAGCCAGCATTCACAAGTTCTGTGCGTACCTTATTAAGAGTAACTCTCACCCGAAGGTGGAAGTCATTATACATTCCGTATTTTCTTAACAGAAGGTCACGCTCCTTTACTCTTTGTTCGCCTTTCTTCGGATCCTGCTCCAAGCTACGGCTGTAGTAAATAAGCTGCGTCAAACGCTTCTTGTCCTTCTTGTTTTTTATCTTATTTATTTTTTCAAAGAAGGGCTTTGTCTTGGTCATGTAACCAAGAACCTTTGAATCAATGTCGTTGTAGTACTTATCTACCAGAATAGATAATCGAGGATGAATACTGCGAAGCAATGAACTGATAGTTTTTAGATACCTATCAACTGTAGTTATCTCCTCCTTTGGCTTACGCTTGCTTGGCGGTTTGTCTGATTCCGCAACTGTCTCTGCTGATACAGGTGTAGGTCCTGCGCTTTCTTGCTCTGGTGCTGCCTCAATGGCTGGGTCAACGCCAGACGTAGTAATACCAGAAGCCTTGTTAGCCTGCTTCTTTCTTAACAGGAACTTAGATAATGCTACAGTCTTTTGATTGGTCGGCTTTGCATTAGGATCAGACTTCAGTAAAAGATCAGCAGTCTCTGCAACGATAGTTGCTGCCTCTTCATTTTTAGGAGCTAAAGTTTTTAGAGCCTTAGTTATGTATGCTTGAGTTGACTTGATGAGAGCCTTAACCTTTTCCAAGGCACTGCCTGGCTGAGTAAAGGATTGGGTGTCATTGCCGTAAAGAAACTGTTGGACTACTGCCCGTGCGTATTCAACACCATAGCCATAGTTTTTGCGTCCCTCTCGATCGTACGAACCTCCTTCTATTACATAATTATCATTGAGTGCTTTGCGCTGTGCATCAGTTAAGGACTTTCCTAATTCTGTGTACCATTTTAGTATATTTATATTCTTTTTTTGCAGCACCTTAGACATTGCGCCATGAATAATTTCTTCACGCATCACGGAAACAATATAGTTTGATCCCGTTCCCGTTGGACGTTGATCCAAACCCTGAGACACTCGGTCAAACAACCTCTTTTTGCTTATTACAACGGCATTTTTAGAAGTACTCCACAGCGCACCGCCTCCACCTGTCCTACCATAAATTATATCAAAGCCAAGTTTTTCAGCGATTGGTCGAAACTTATCTACTATTGCTTCAATTTGTTTTTCAGTCGTAATTCTCTCTCCTCTTGGAGCAATGGCTTCAAGTTCTTTGTCTAAATCCGTGGGAACGTACGTTTCTTCTTTAATTTTAGTGCCTATTCTATTAACTAAATCTTGTGCAATCCCTCTGTGTTTTTCCTTAGTCTTTGGCTTTACGTTTGGTTTTACCACAACATTAGTTCGGATACCCAAAATAATAGCATCTTGTAATTGCTCGTCGCTAAAGTTTTCATTAACTTCTTTATCTGTCGCGGCATCACCTAATGGGGTTCCCGCCAAAATACTATTTCTAAGGTCTATCTGAGCAGGAATCGGTTGACGGGTTACTGGGTCAACTCTTAGAAAATTTTTAGCTCCTATAAGTTTTACTGCATCCTTAACTTCTTGCCTAAACTCCTTTGGCTTGGGCTTTGGTTTGGGCTTAGGCTCTGGCTCTGGTTCTGGCTCTGGCTCTGGTTCTTCTTCTGGAGTAGGTTCTTCTTCTGGCTCAGGCTTAGGCTCTGGTTCAGGTTCAGGTTCAGGCTTAGGCTCAGGCTCTGGCTCTGGAGCAATCTCAGGAACCAGTGCTATCGTATTGGGGTCAGCACCAGTATCCTCAGCGACAAAGCCGCGGGCTTCTTCAAAGCTAGTAGCTTCTACCTGGGTTACTAATTTTTCATTGGTATCTGGGTCAGTGTACTCAACCTTAAAAATCTTCTTCTCGCCTTGGCCGACCTCTTCATCAAGCTCGTCAATTCTCTCTTGATCTTCTTTTTCTTTTTCCTCTTCGGTCTTATCTGGATCTTCTTCGACATCTGGTTCAACATCAACCCTCCTCGAGATAGAAGCAGAACCACCACCTAGGATACCACCAAGGATTGCACCACCAGCGGCGGCAGCCTTGTATTCCTCAATGGCTTCTGGCGTGTCCATAGGAAGCCCGGCCTGATAACGCTCAAGGACTTGTTGACCTAGCTCAGTAGGAGTTTCAGTAAGCACACCTCGTGCAGTTCCCTTTGCGACTCGAGTAAATATACCTCCACCCTTTTGAATGGCTGCTGGGACAAATGCCTTACCAACCTTGGAAACAACAAACGCATTAAGAATACTATCCAGTGCGGATTGTGGTATAGCAGTCAATAGTGCGGCTCCTTCGTCTACCTCAGTACGAAAGCCACGCTCAATAGCTTCCTTCTGACGCTCTCTGTTTCCTCCGTAAAAGAAGGGTAGCATCGCACCTGCGGCTCCTATGAAACCGCCAATACCTGCGCCTACAGGACCTCCTACAGCACCAATAGCTGCACCTACCTTCGCACCAGCCAATGCACCAGCTGCACCACCAGCTAGACCAACTCCACTGATAGGGGCTGACTGAGCAGCCATTTCCGTGACGTATG